TATGTACCAGCACTAACTCCACTTGTCGAAGTTATTAAATTACCAGAACCATCAACAGTTAAACCACCTCCAGATGTAATCTGTACTGCACCTTTGGCTGATGTTGTCGCCACAGGAAGATTTGCTGCTGTCAATCCAGTAGCAGCCGTGATCATTCCTTGGTTATTGAAAGTTATTCCGCTAACTGTTGCTCCAGTGACACTATTTGTAAGCGATAATGCACCTGCTCCACTAACGCTTAAACCCGTCCCAACAGAAACACCACCAACAGCACTAGTTGTTGCTAAGGGAAGGTCGCTGGCTCCAAGAGCTACAGTTGAAGTTATAAGTCCTTGAGCATTGAACGTGATCCCTGATCGAGTTCCTGCTGTTATTACGTTATTAATTCCAAGGTTTCCACTGGCAACATTTATAGAACGATCAAGGTTAGAAGTATTTAATTTTGCTGGTGTAATAGTTGCGTCTCTTATCTTTGTTGCACCGTCTAGACCTGTAGTAGCAGAAGTTGATGTCTCGATTTTATCGTTTGTGATCGCTCCATTTTGAACGGCTCCAGTATCTACAGCGTCATCTGCAAGCTCTGTTGCTGTTACAGAATTTGTTCCTAGTTGAGTTGAAGTTATACTGCCTGAAACTAATTTAGTAGCTACAATGCTTCCTGCTAATTGTGCATTAGTAATTGTTCCAACTAATGCTGAAGTTAAATAACCTGTTGCATCCTGTAAATCAAATGCAGGTGTAGCGTCAGTCGTACCAAGTGTTATTGTTACTCCGCCAATAGACGCAGAAGAAGAAGTAAGCTTGGAAACATCAATAGATCCTGCAAGCTGAGCATTTGTAATTGTCCCTGTTAAAGAAGACGTAGGATAATTAGTTGCATCAGTTAAGTTGAAAGCTGGAGTAGCGTCTGACGCGCCTAAAGCAACACTAATACCTCCAAAACTTACAGAATCATTTGCTAATTTATTATTTGCTATAGAACCTGCTAATTGTGCATTTGTTATTCCTCCAGCTAGTTTTGCTGCTGCAATAGATCCTGCAAGTTGGGTATTAGTGATTGTTCCTACTAAATTTGTAGTTTTATAGCCAGTTGCATCTGTTAAATCAAAAGCAGGTGTAGCATCTGAAGCTCCTAATGCAACAGTGATTCCTCCAAGACTTACAGAAGAATTTGCTAACTTAGCGTTGGCAATTGATCCTGCTAGCTGTGCATTGCTTATGGTTCCTGTTAATGATGCAGCAGGGTAATTTGTAGCATCCGTTAAGTTAAAGGCTGGAGTTGCATCAGTTCCTCCAAGTCCTATAGAAACACCACCTAAAGATATTGCTGTTGTTCCTGCAAGTTTAGATACATCAATAGATCCAGCTAACTGTGCATTAGTAATCGTTCCCACTAATGAAGATGTGAGATACCCAGTAGCATCAGCAAGGTTGAAAGCAGGAGTATCATCTGTACCTCCTAAAGCTAATGAAATCCCTCCAAAAGAAACAGTCGAATTAGCTAATTTTGCATTTGCAATCGAACCCGCTAATTGTGCGTTAGTAATTGTTCCAACAAGAGAAGATGTTGGATAATTTGTTGCATCAGTTAAGTTAAAAGCAGGTGTTGCATCTGTTCCACCAAGTGCTACTGAAACCCCACCAAGAGATACACCCGAACCAGTTAATTTAGATACATCAATTGATCCTGCAAGTTGAGCATTTGTAATTGTGCCTACAAGATTTGTTGTCTTATATCCAGTTGCATCCGTAAGGTTAAAAGCTGGAGTTGCATCCGTTCCACCAAGAGCTAATGAAATACCTCCAAACGAAACAGAAGAATTAGTAAGTTTACTATTAACTATTGATCCTGCTAACTGGGCATTAGTTATCGTTCCTGTTAACGAAGATGTTGGATAATTAGTTGCGTCTGTAAGGTTAAAAGCAGGTGTAGCATCTGTACTTCCAAGAACTAAAGTAAGACCCCCTAAAGAAATACTTGGATATTCTATTTTGTCATTTGTTACAGCATCATCTTGGATCGCTCCAGTTGCGACTTGATTTGTTCCTAATGTTCCAACTTTTGCTGCGGGTATAGCACCAGAAGCAAGAAAAGTTATCCCAGCTCCAACTAAATCTTTAACAGTAACCTGTTTTGTCTCAGAAGCACTTTCATCTGCAATTGCTAAAGGGTCTGTTTCTGCTACACCTGCTTGCAATAAATCAGGTAAATTTGAAATCTCAAGATCAGGCATTTCCCTTAACTAAAAAACCAATGCCTATATATTACGGCTGATCGAGCAATATGGGACTTTGATCTTCCTGAAGAATTTTATCTGTATTTTCTTGTAGCAAGTATCCACCTTCTCCACCAGTGTTTAAAGTAATCTCTCCATTGGTAATAAATTCAATTCTTGTTGTTATTTCTTGGCTCGCAGAAACACTGACAGCAACATTTGTTACGACACAATTTGATTCGTACCAAACCGTATTATTAGAATTTAATGAGTCTTTATAAATGTAAAAACGACCTGCAAAATCTGCTCCTTGCTGTAGACGAATAATTAATTGAGCTAGATAAAAAGGAAACTCTGGATTTATAGGGCTTGAAGGTGTTGCATCTGCAAGATCAGAACTATGCTCCCATAAACAAGACAAATTGCCCTGCCCACTAATTAACCCTGCTTCATATTGCTTTTTAAATTGATCTCCTAAAGGAGTTAGATCAATTTGATCTCTATTTGTAGTAATTTCAAATTCCTGAACTCTTGCTAAATGCCTAAATCTAGAATTAATTGTTTGTATCGTTACCTGTTTTGATGAGCTAGGAGCTACAAGTGTTAAAGCATCTGTCTTTTTTCCTGAAATCGCAAGAGCAAAAGTATTAAAAAGTCTGATCCCTCCCATCTTATCTATATGTATATACCAACTTCCATCGTTATAGTTATGACCACTAACAAGTTCTAACGTACTTCCATCAACCGTTGCAATTGTTACACGATCTCCAGTAATCAACGATCCAGAAGATTGATCAACTGAAAATCTTTTTGCTCCTGCACTTACATCATGGGGATCTAACTTTGTAGAAAAAGACGAAGATGCGCTATTTCTTCGTATTTCTACATCACCATTTTGCCCAAAATAAACAGCCACAGTTAATTGCTTATAAGAGTACTACCAGTACTAGGAGCACCATCAGCTTCCCAACTAAAATCAACAGAAGAAATTTCTCCGACCGAACTACTCATGGAAACACTTGTTATATAAGCACTAAATTGAATATCTCTTGCATTTGTAGATAAACCTGCTGTCTCTTCTAATCTACAAACTAAAGTAACAGGAGTTGATTCAGTCCCACTATCTTTTATAGCTGCTGACAACAAAGCACTTACATTAGGAGAAGTGGTTGCGCCTGGTGTGTAGTAATAAGCTCTTGCACTCCCTGAATAACTTCTAACTCCTGGCTTTAGTGTTCTATCTGTATCACCCATTGCTGTTATCTCAAGGACAGACATTGACTGAGAAAAGCTCCAACTTTGTAGTTGGCCTACTTCAGTACCTCCTACTATTAAGGCTCCATCCTTTCCACTGAAATACTTCGCCACAGCTCTAAATTAAAAACATTGCGTTTATTCTACGGTGAATCGAGACAAGCGACAAAACTACAGCTCACATTACTCAAACCTTTAAAGGTACTTGTTACAGTTGGAGGTCCAGAATAACGCCATTTTAAACCTGAACCAGACTCTCTAAAATAATTAGAAAGAGTTGTGCTTCCTACCCCTGCTGTTGCAAAACCACGATCAAAAGTAACGTAATCCCAATCAGAATTTACGTTTTCATAATTAGCTAAAATTAAAGCAGCATCAGCATCAGAAATATTAGCAAAACCTAATTGCAACGTTGCATTAACTCGTTTATTACCAAAGCGAAGATGTGTCTTAGTACCGTCTAACGATTCAAAATCTGTACTTGGATACGTTCCAGGAGAATAACTTCTGGAAGTTGGTTTAATAGTTGGAAAGGCTACAGAACTAGTCATTCGTTTTCAGAAACAATGAAAATGGAAGCATCATTATTTAGACCCCAGTTCTGCATA